TCATATTCGGATTGCTGTATCGAAATCATCTTTTTGGCATGTACTTCTACAACAGGATTATCCTCTAAAGTAGCTAATTTTCTTATGCTATTAATGTTTTCTGTTGTAATTATTTCTCTTTCCAAAAACGCATTGGCTATAGAAACTATATCCTCAAATGGAATTTTTACTTCATTTATTTCTGGTATATATACTTCTGCGCCTAAATCAGTTAATAAGTCAATAAATTCTTTTGAATGCTCATATTCTTCTTCTCGCTGATTTTCAAATATCTTGGCTAGATTATCCAAACCCTTATTTTTTAAAAAAGCAGCTATATAGGCATATAAATTTCCATTGTATATTTCATGTCCAATTTGCTCACAAACAGCATCTTGCAATATATCACTTATAAGTTTGCTCATATTTTTCCTCCTCTCCCAATGTTTTCTCCTTCATCCCTTGTTGCTAACCCCTCATCTCCTAACTCGCTTTCGTCTTTTCTAGGTCTTCCTCTAGATTTACTCTTTTGTTCTTCAGGCTTAAGAATCGGGGTGGCTTTTTCTGCATTGCTTTTTTGTAGTTTTGCGGATATAGTTGCCATTTCTTTTTGGGCAGCAACAGATGGGGGAGTAAGAGTATCTATAAATCCAAAAGCAGAAGCTTCTTCCATTTGTTTTCTAAGCTCGGACGGCTTCATTCCTATGGAAGCAGCTATTTTCTGTGGCAATACAATACCTTTATCAAATAAAGTCATTGCTGTGTCAAAGCGTTGCTTTCTATCCAAAAAGAAGTCTGTTCCTTCAAAATTGAAATAAAATTTAAAGTTTTTTGTGAGCTTAGATGCCTGATAATTCATGAAAGCTTCAAATTGCCCATAAATGGCTTTCATCATTTGCTCATCCACATTTAAGCTAAGTTGAGTTTCAATAGAATTTGGCTTTACATTGCTGGTAAATATGAGATTAGTATTGATACCACTTGTAGCAAGAGCAGTTCTCAGATAATTATCATACATATCTGGTTTTGTATCAAAATCTATTTGCTTAAAGTTTTCCAGTGGGGCAGTAACCACTTTTATAGCATCATTTATTGCACTACGTACTAAAGCTAAATATTTTCCAAGAACTTCTGGTGAGATAGCAATACTATCTTTTACCGCGGCTTGGGTGTCTTTATGGAGCATAGGAACTTCGCCAATTAGCAATTTATTTGCTGCAGCCATATTCATGTCTTTTTGCAAATTACGCATAATAGGTTGCATAATTAAATCGCTAAATATAGGAGCAAAATATGGAAGACGAGTAGATATTTCCGGAGATAATTTAAAGCATGTTCCTACATTAACTGGAACATCTACCCAATAAACCCACGAAGAGCGTCCTCTGTCCTCTGGGGAAAGAGAGGGGTTATAAGTTAGCCCTGCACCACCTTTTTTAACGATTTCAGAAAATTTCTTTTTGAAAAAGTCAGGGTACATATCAATACTTACCCCAGGGAGCATAAACCAATACATATTAAAACTGAATAAGAAACCGTTTTCCCATCTTCCTGTTATTTTACAATAATCAGGAGGAAGCTCTTGAAGTATGTACTTATCCCCTACTTTTCTAAAGCACCCAAAATAAGCATCGTTTCTCAACATCTCCCTTGTTACAATTCTAAACTCACTTTTATAATCAAAAGAGTTTAAAAAGTTCTCGATTGTGTCTAAATCTTTTCTGTATTTTGGTGTTTTATAATCCTCTGGTTTTGCATTAGATACATAAGTAATATCAAAAGCAAGCATATTTGTTAAATAAGAGATTAATCTCTTATATACCATAGATGTTATTTCAAGATTTTGTGAAAATGCTTGAAGAGTTGATTCACTTGATTTTGGATTAGAAAGCGCTTTCTTTAGTGCATCTTCAACTATGGTTTGAGGGTTTAAGTTTATATCCCTCATCCTGCTAGATATAAGGTCTGGGGTTAGATAACTTCCATAATAATTATCTCCGCCGTTCATTGCCCTGGCGAAAGTATAAAAATCCATGTTTCTTAAAACTTCTTCTTCCGTAAGGAGTGTCTTTTTTTCTTCTTCTGCCACTACACTTTCCTCCTTTCAACGCCAATTTACATAATATAAGTAACCCCCAGAAAGGCGTCGAGATTTTCATCGGATGTACTTTTTTCTCTTAGCAGCTCTTTGTCTAATAGGCTCGCATAGTAATTTAAGTAAGATATAGAAGTATATCTATCTTTTCTTGCTCCCTCTGGTTCTTGTAACTTGACTAGACCATTTTGAACTTGCATCTCAAGAGCTATAGATTCATTTATTGCCCTAGTTGTTTGAACATGAGCTTGAAGCAAATATATACGCATTTCGGTATTTGCCGAATCGAGTATGTCTTTATTTTTACTATGTATAAGAAATTCTTCTTCCTCAATCTCATCTACTAAAAAGGATACTAATTTCTTTTTAAGTCTATTTCTAAATTCAACTGCGATTGTAGAATTTAATTGAGATGTTGCACTAATTGGAAAAATACATTTTTTTGCATCTCTTGCAATTGCTCTAGAGGTTAGTTCTTCATATACCTTAGAATCAATATATGGAGATTGCATAACGGTATAAGCCGGATATTCAACTCCTCTAATTTCATCCTTTGTTACTGCTGATAGCGCATCTGCTACGCCAATACCAGCCCCAGCAATATCTAATATAAGAGTATCGCCTTGGAATTCTTCCATGATTTGCTTTATTCTTAATGCTTGAGCGAGGGTATTTTCTCCATTATGAGATTCCATGTAGACAATATCTGTTAGCCAACCATTTTTGCCTGGAAACAATCTTGCGCAAGTTATAATTGTGTTATCGTTCGTTTTACCTGCTCTCATAGCAACATCAACAGATACAAGGCGTATTTCATCCTCATGCTTTGGAATGTCATAAGGGTTTTTTCGTGTAGTAATAAACATTTCTGTAGTGATTGGTCTCCAGCTACGTTTTATTACCCGATTAAACATTTCGAGCTTATAAAAGGCGTGGCTAGAAGACCCGAATGGAATATTCCCATACTCCATTAGAAATGTAATGGGGTCGTCTTGCTCTTTTTCTTCTTGCATTTGTAGTTGGGTTTTTATACCATGCTCGAGAGTAATAAGATAATCTAAAAATATTGCTTTTTTATTTTCATCACCCTCAGAAATATCTTTTAAAAATTTTACTGCTTCCGGGTACCATTCTGTCGATTTATAATGAGCGCTGGTAATAATAATTTCTTGTGGCTCTTCTGCATCTTTTAACTCTTGGATATTAGAATATTTTGGATTCATCATATATGGAGGTTTTCTACTAACCATAAAAGGGCGAATAATTCCCTGAATAACATCATTTGGAATTAGGCGCCTTTCCTCTAAAACATTTATGTTGGAACGGTTTCCTCTTCCGGACTCCCCAGAAACAACAACTGTTATAAATGAACCATTTTTAAATCTTACTTCATAAGTATTGTTGTTAGCAGTATATGATAATATTTCTCTATTTATATTCGGGTGATTCATAATCATAGGTATACAATATGCAGATATAATCAATCCGGCTTGCTTTTTAGTTGAAGAAGTTATAACTACTTTTGTGCCAGGGTATAATATACATCTTGCCATAGTATATACAGCAATAATCCATGATTTACCACTAGCTCTAGATGCAATTCCAAGAAATCTTTTTGAATGAGCCATCAGGTTAATCCAATATCTTTGAAAAGGGTATAGATTTATCCCCATATAATGTTCAACAAAGAAGCTTGGATTATAGCGATAGAAGGTAGTCCATTCTCTTATTCTATCTATTCTCTTTTCTTCTATTGTTGCGCTAGTAAGTGCTTTTTTGGGCTCATTTACTCGTTCAACTATTTGCAAATTTTGTAAGGGTGGAGAAGAAGATGTTACGTTTTTCTTTTTCGCCATATTATTACTCCTTTGCTTCTTCTCCTAAGTCCATTAGATTACTTCCACTTTCTTTAAAAGAATCTTCAAAATCAAAGTTATCGTCATATCCCGAAGAAATATCAAAATCTCTAGACCCCGTTATAAAGTTTTTCTGTGGTCTTACAAAATATTTTTTGAAATATCCATCAACATCAGTTACGTCTCTTAGCCAATTAAAGCGAGGGTCGGTGGCAAGAAGCTGTGCGGGAGTATTGTTTTCTATATCGGCAATCCAGAGCCCATATGATTCTGCCCCTTTTGACTGATTATTGTTTGCCTGGGCGACATTTGGGGATATAGCTAAATCTTTCATTAACCCCTGCAATTCTTTTACCAGCTTCTCCGTGCTTTCCCCTGCTAATCTTGCTTTTTCTATATCTAATTCAGTATAGCATACTCTTTTTAATAAAACAATTTCGGCATATGTATCTGCTTTATGTGTTTTCTTAAAATTAGCAAATTCTCTTTCTAGAAATTCTATATCTTCTATAGAATTATTTTCTCCCCAAAATTCTATGACTTCTTTTGGTAATGGAATTTTATTTAATTCTCTTTTTTTATCAACATAAACCGTTGATATATCTATATAACTCATATCT